CGGATTGGTGGGCCGCCCGCTACACCGTCCATGACACCGACGCCCTGGACGAGGACGAGGTCGCACGCCTGAAGCGCGACATGCCCGAGCAGGCGTTCGCACGCGAGTACCTCTGCGACTTCGCCGCCGCCGGCGAGGACCAGCTCATCAGCCTCACCGACGCGACCGCCGCGAGCGAGCGCAAGATCGCTGACGGCGACGTCATCGAGTTCCCGCTCGTCATCGGCGTGGACCCGGCCCGGTTCGGGGATGACCGCAGCGTCATCGTCCTGCGCCAGGGACTCCGCATGGACCCGCCGATGTTGTTCACTGGCATTGACAACATGAGCCTCGCCGCCGCCGTCGCCAACGTCATCGAGGACCGCGACCCGGACGCCGTGTTCATTGACAGCGGCGCGGGCGCGGGCGTCATCGACCGACTGCGGCAGCTCGGGTACGACGTCATCGAGGTGCCGTTCGGCGGCAAGGCGTCGAACCCGAACCTGTTCGTCAACAAGCGCGCCGAGATGTGGTGGGGTGTCAAGGAATGGATCGACATGGGCGGCGCCCTGCCCGACCGCACCGACCTCCTGACCGAACTGTCAACGCCGACGTACTGGTACGACGCGGTCGGCAAGCGGTGCCTGGAGTCGAAGGACGAGATCAAGAAGCGCCTGCAAGGCGGCGGCAGCCCGGACATCGCCGACGCCCTGGCGCTGACGTTCGCGTACCCGGTGGCGAAGCAGCTGCCACGCGAGGTGCGCGAGCGCGTTGACCCGCGACCGAAGGACTACGACCCCTACGAGGACATGTGACGCGGGGCGAAAAGGTCACTTCGGTACACTCACGCGAACGCGATGCCTGTTCGACCAGCGACGAAGGCCGATCTGCCGACAATCGCAGGGATGGGATCGTCGTTCTTCGGCCACACCCGCTACGCAAGGTTCGTCCAGGCAAATGAAGCGCAGATCCTCGCCACCTTCGAGCGCATTCTGGAACACGGTGCGATCTTCGTGGCGGAAATTGACGGCCGCGTTGTGGGGTTCATCGTCTGCGTCATGCACGGCGCATGGTTCGACCCGTCCTTCCGCATCGCGCTCGAGACTTCGTGGTGGATGCACCCGGACGCCCGCGGTCGGCCGGAAGGGGTGCGGCTGCTGTTCGCCTTCGAGCGGTGGGCCAAGGAGCGAGGGGCGAACGCCATCTGCATGTCCGACATCCGGCTCGACGAGGAAAGCCCCGCCGGGGACATCCTCGAGCGGCTCGGCTACCAAGTCTCCGAACGCACGTTCATCAAGGAACTGACCAATGCACGACACGACCATCAGGAAGCGCCATGACCTTTCCGCCCGCCGCGAGCGGCACTTCGTCGTTTCCGGCCTGACCGCGCTCGGAACCGCGCTCGGCGCGACGGCTGCGACTGCTGCCATGACCGGGGCCGCCGCTGTCGGCGCTGCCGCCGGACTCGGGACTCTTGGTTACGGCATCGCCGCCGGCGAGGCCGGCAAGAAGGCGCAGCGACAGGCAACACGCGAGCAGCAGCGCGCACAGCAGGAACAGGCCGCACGCGCCGCCATCCAGCAGCGCCGCAGCGAGGCGGCGATGGCCGGCGCAGCACGGCGCGAACCGAACGTGCAAGGCATCATGGCCGCGGCGCAGGAAACCGCCGGCGGGCCGACCAGCACCATGCTGACCGGGCCGATGGGCGTCAGCCCGCAGGATCTCAACCTCGGACGTTCCACCCTCCTGGGGGGCTGACCATGAGCCAATACGCAGGCGACAACCGCTCCTACCCGGACGCTCCCACGCGGGATCGCCTGTTCACGCGCTGGGGACAGCTCAAGAGCGAGCGCGCATCGTGGATGGCGCACTGGCAGGACATCACGTCCTACCTCCTCCCGCGCAACGGCCGCTACTTCCGCGAGGACCGCAACCGCGGCTACCGCCGGCACAACAACATCTACGACAACACCGGCACCCGTGCGCTACGCACGCTCGGCGCCGGCCTGATGTCCGGTGCCACCTCGCCCGCACGCCAGTGGTTCCGCCTCGCCACGCCCGACCCAGAGCTGAACTCCTACCAGCCCGTCAAGCTCTGGCTCGATGACGTCACCAAGCGCATGCAGCGCGTGTTCCAGAAGTCGAACACCTACCGCTCCTTGCACCTGATGTACGAGGAACTCGGCGCGTTCGGCACGGCCGCGAGCATCGTGCTGCCGGACTTCAACGAGGTCATCCACCACTATCCGCTGACCGCCGGCGAATACTGCGTCTCAACCGACGCGCAGGGCCGCGTCTGCACCCTGTACCGCGAGTTCGAGATGACCGTGTCGCAGATCGTCAAGGAGTTCGGGTACGAGAACTGCTCGACATCCGTGCAGAACATGTACGACACCGGGACGCTCGACCAGTGGGTCGCCGTCGTGCATGCCATCGAACCGCGTGCCGACCGCGACATCCAGAAGCGCGACAGCAAGAACATGCCGTGGGGTTCTTGGTACTTCGAGGTCGGCGGCGAGCAGGACCAGTTCCTGCGCGAGAGCGGGTTCAACTACTTCCCAGCGCTCGTCCCCCGCTGGTCCGTGGTCGGCGGCGACATCTACGGCAACAGCCCCGGCATGGAGGCGCTCGGCGACGTCAAGCAGCTCCAGCACGAGCAGCTCCGCAAGGCGCAGGCCATCGACTTCCAGACCAAGCCGCCGCTCCAGGTGCCGATCTCCATGAAGAACCGGGACGTCGAGACGATGCCCGGTGGCATCACGTTCGTGGACCCCGCCGGCAACGGCATACGCTCCGCGTTCGAGGTCAACCTGAACCTGAACTACCTCCTCGCCGACATCCAGGACTGCCGCGGCCGCATCAGCGGCGCGTTCTACGCCGACCTGTTCCTGATGCTGGCGTCGGCCCCGCAGGCGCGGATGACCGCCACGGAGGTCGCCGAGCGCCACGAGGAGAAGCTCCTCATGCTCGGCCCCGTCCTCGAGCGCCTGCACAACGAGCTGCTCAACCCGCTCATTGACATCACGTTCGACCGCATGATCCTCGGAGGCGTCATCCCGCCGGCCCCCGCCGAGTTGCAGGGCATGGATCTCAACGTCGAGTTCGTGTCAATGCTCGCGCAGGCGCAGCGTGCCATCGGCACGAACGCCGTTGACAGGTTCGTCGGCAACCTCGGTCAGATCGCCCAGATGAAGCCGGACATCCTTGACAAGTTTGACAGCGACCAGTGGGCTGACGTCTACGCCGACATGCTCGGCGTGGACCCGTCGCTCATCGTGGCCGACAAGGAGGTCGCCATGCTGCGGCAGGCGCGCAACCAGGCGATGGCCGCGAAGGAGCAGGCTGCCGCGATGCAGCAGACCTCGCAGACCGTCAAGAACATGGCGGCGGCGCCGACCGGGCAGCAGAACGCGCTGACCGACGTGATGAACATGTTCAGCGGCTACGGCTCGCCGTCAGCCGTCGAAGTCTGAAAGGAACCACATGGCGATGATTTCGATGAAGAAGGAACCGGAGCGCGAGGAGATGCCCGGACAGGTCGAGATGGACGAGCCGTCCTACCCGGAAGGCTTGTGCCTTGAGCTGGAGTCGGACGAACTCGAGAAGCTTCGCATCACCTCGCCGCCGGCCATCGGAAGCGTGGTCACGATCACGGCACGCGCCTATGTCAAGTCGGCCGGCGCGGAGCAGACCGCCGGCGGCACGGAGCGCAAGGTCGAGTTCCAGATCACCGACATGGAGATCGGGCGCGTTGACACCTTCGGCCCCGCGGCGACGATGCTGTACGGCGGCTGATCTTCGCAATGCGAAACAACGCATTTGATAGGATGGCATCGTGAGCAACTATGACCCGCTCGACCTGCGGGGCCAGGAGAAGGCGAAGGCGCAGCGCGACCTTCGCGAACGACTGGACCGCGAGAACGAGGAGGGCGACGTCAAGTGGCTCATGGGCAACAAGCGGGGCCGTCGCGTCGTATGGCGGCTTCTGGACACGGCAGGGATCTTCCGCTCGTCGTTCAACACCAACGCGATGGCAATGGCCTTCGCGGAAGGGAATCGGAACTACGGGCTTCGGCTCCTCTCGCTCGTCCACTCGCAATGCCCCGAGCTGTATCCCGTGATGATGAAGGAGAACACGAATGAACGAACCAACGATGGTGGAAGCAGCGGCAACGACAACTAACGCTGCCCCGCCGTCATCGGCCCCTGAAGGCGTCTCCGCGACGGCGGAGAAGCTCTACGGGGACGGGCAGAAGCCGAACGCGACCCAGGAGCCGCAAGCCGCAAAGGCGGCCGCTGCGGAAACCGTCGCGAGCGACCAGCCGGCAGCCGAGGCGAAGGCGGAAGCCAAGCCGCAGGCCGCGCCGGAGAAGTACGAGTTCAAGGCACCGGAAGGCAAGCAGTTCGATGCCGAGGTGTTGAACACGTACTCCGAGGTCGCCCGCGAACTCAACCTGTCGCAGGAGGCGGCGCAGCGCGTCCTTGACGCTATGGCCCCCAAGATGGCCGAGCGTCAGGTGGCGCAGATCGAGGCGATCCGAACGGAATGGGCGAACACGTCCAAGACGGACAAGGAGTTCGGCGGCGAGAAGCTGTCGGAGAACCTGTCCACCGCGAAGAAGGCGCTCGATGCGTTCGGCACCACCGAACTCCGCACGCTGCTCAACGAGTCCGGCCTGGGCAATCACCCGGAGGTCATCCGGTTCATGTACCGGGCTGGACTCGCAATCAGTGAGGATCGGGTGGTCACCGGGACGAAGGGTGCGGCGAAGCCCGCCGGCCCTCGCTCGTTCAACGACCTCGCCGATGCTCTTTACAGTCAGTCCTAACCAACACACAAAGGAGCCACCACAATGGCAGTTCTTTCCAGCAGCAACCTGACGCTCGCCGATTGGGCGAAGCGCACCGATCCCGAGGGTCGCGTCCCCGTGATCGCCGAACTCCTCTCGCAGTCCAACGAGATCCTCGAGGACTGCGTGTTCAAGGAGGGCAACCTGCCCACCGGCGAGCGCGTCGTGATCCGCACCGGCCTCCCGGCCGTCTACTGGCGCGCCCTCAACCAGGGCATCCCGAACAGCAAGTCCACGACCGCGCAGGTCGATGAGGCTTGCGGCATCCTCGAAGCCCGCAGCGAGGTTGACAAGGATCTCGCCATGCTCAACGG